ATGGCTACGGTAACAAAATCTGCAACAGGCTGGCGTGTACAAATTAGAAAAAAAGGGATCTACAAATCTGGCACTTTTCGCACAAAAGCAGAGGCTCAAATGTGGGCAAATAAAATAGAAAGTGAAATCAATGCTGGGACATACTCCAACATCCCCGACATCACTTTTGCCGATCTCATCGACAAATACATCAAAGAAATTACCGTGCATAAAAAAAGCAAAAGAGAAGAAACCTTGCGTCTTACTCGATTAGCGGAAATGGATATTGGAAAAATTAAACTGGCAGCACTGACCGAACAAGATTTTATCGCTTGGCGAGATGAACGCTTATCAAAAGTGAAGCCTGCAAGTGTTATCAGGGAATGGAATACCCTATCGCATTTACTCAATACCGCCATTAAGGAGTGGAAATATTTGAAGATTAATCACCTAAGTCACATTTCCAAACCCAAAGACCCACCACCAAGAACAAGACGATATAGCGACGAAGAAATTGCACGGCTCACTTTTGTTTCTGGTTATGATGAAAATCATATGCCGCTCACAGTGCAAAGCCGAGTGGGAGCCGCAATGTTATTTGCCATAGAAACCGCAATGCGAGCGGGGGAAATTTGCAAAGCAACCTGGCAAGATTTCAACCCAACTAAACGGCTACTATTTATCCCACAAAGTAAAAATGGATATTCAAGAACCGTGCCACTGTCAAGCAAAGCGATTGCCATTATTGAACGCTTAGCAACCATTCGCACGGCTGATGATCGCATTTTCCAATTAAATGCAGCGAGTTTAGATGCAATATTTAGGCAACTAAAAGAAAGAGCGGGGCTTGCTGATGCGGATCTTCATTTCCACGACACCCGACGAGAAGCCCTGAGCCGCTTATCCAAAAAAGTAGAAGTGCTGACCCTTGCCAAAATATCAGGGCATAGAGATTTAAAAATTTTATTGAATACCTACTATGCCCCCGATATGGCAGAAATCGCCGATTTATTAGGATAACTGACGGCGACGCATATAACGCACCACTTCCCCTGCAAACCAACGAGGCTTATCCGTTGGTTTGTTTGGATCTCGCTGAGAAGGAAGCATTACAGGCTTTGGAAAATAAGGGGCAGCCACCAAAGATTGAATATGTCTAACCGTGAATTTAGTATATTCAGCAATATCTTTCATCGCCCAAAGCTCCACACTTTTCTCATCAATACCCACATATTTATTACGCTCACTCAGCAAGGCTTTTAATGCTTGCAATTCCTGATGCAATTGTTCATTTGTAACTTGTTCCATCTTTATTCCCTCTCAGCGTTATAAATTTGAATACATTGTTTTAACGGTAATTTATTTCGCTTTAATGCTTTTAAAAGGCTTAATGCGTGTTTATGCCACTGTATTGCGGCTTCCGCTAAATCAATAAAAGAATCAAAATCAATGTCTTCATCTAAACAAGAGGCTTTCAACGCCTCATTTTGCGAATCATAATCCTCGATTAACTCTTCTAAAAATTGATAATTATCTAAGGCAATATCGCTTGCCGTATCTAAGGTTAATCGCAATTTACTTAACATCGTACTGATCTCTTTTTCTGTGAGTTTTCCCATTTTTTACCTCATTGATTAATGATGATTGCAACCAATCGCCCATAAACGGCACAGGTTCTTGATTGCGAATGATTTCCACCTTGTTATTAATAAATCTCACCGATTGTTTATGGTTTAACACCAATAAATTCCCTTTCAATAAATAGGCTAACTGCCGATCACTGAGGGGCAAACAAATTGGCTTGACTGCGTTTTGCACAGTTTCCACCTCATTTTGATGAGCATTTAAAAATAACGTTAAATTGTCTATTTTTTGTTCCGTACAGTTATTGACAGAACTCCAAGGCGAGCTACGCTCGCAATGTTTCAATGCCTCACTACGTTCGGCTTGTTTGGCTTCCAATACCGATTTCTTAACTAAGCGATAAACCTTAGTGCGGGTTAAAACCGCTTTAAAAGATTTCATTTGCTGGTTAAAAAATCCAATCACTTTTTTACTCACCTCCCCATATTTATTGGGTTCACGTTTCTCATAGCAAGTGCGTGCTAATAATTCACCACGGCTGGCACAAGGGTCGCCATTGCCTTGCAGCAAAGTGTATTCCGCCCAGTTCCCCTGATCGGCGGCTTCCACCAGCTTCGTCAATGCCGCATCGCCCTCAACCACGCCGCCACGTTTGCGACGCGCCTCACGCCACACCGAAACAGGCGAACCGCCGATTTGCTGAAATTGACGAATCCGCCATTTAGATGCCCACGCAGACACATTCTTCGCCATCTCTTTGAGGCTCTCGCCGGTTTCCTCGTCCTTGTCCTCATCACAAGCATAGCCATCAATATTTTTGGCAATGTATTTCGCGATGTAGCCCGTTGCTGAGCCTTTATCCCAGTCAATGGCTTTGGCAGTGAAGCGGTGTTCGTCCGCCCCTTTCTCATCGCCGTCTTCCTCTAAGGCATAATGACGAAACACCGCACGGCATTCTTGCACGTCCTCTTTTGGCATAAAGAGCAACAAATGCCAATGCGGTGTGCCATCGTGATGTGGCTCAACCACACGAAAACCAAAAGGACGAATGCCACGCCGTGCCAAAGCTGCCCGAATTTTGGCAAACACCCCGCATAAATAACGCTGGGTCTCTTTCGGGCTAGAAAAATTCCAATTGGCAACAAACCCGCCTTGGCTATGCACCGCGTGATAACGGCTAGGTGCGGTTAAGGTGTAAAACTCCCCCGCATACCCCAAATGCTTAGCAATTTCCTCAAAGCCACGCATACGCACCATTAATTCCGCACGGCGAATGGCAGGGTTGGAAACGGTTTTATAAAACATCTCCTCCAACTCCAACACCTCGCCCTCTTCATCAATCAATGCCATTTGCTTGATAAACTCACGGGCCTTGCGTTTTTTCAACCGCCATTCAGCCACCGCCTCACGGCTGGCATAAGGCGAGGCTTTTTTCTGCACTTGCCCCACCGCAATCATCAAATGCTCACGAATCTGCGAGCGAGCCATTAACAGCTTGGTTTGCCACCAGTCTTCGCACCGCATTTTTTCAATGGCAATATTGCAACGGTCTTCATCTAAATTGCCCTGCTGGAATTGACGATAAAAGGGCGGTTCCACCCCTTTTAGCTGAGTGTAATACGCCATTTTTTTATAAAGTGCGGTAAAAATCTGGTCAATTTCCACCGCACTTTTCAAAGGCTTAGTGCGGTTGTGGATATATTTATCCTCAAACTGCACCACCATTTCTTGCAACTCGTCCGCAAACGCCTTAGAAAAGCACTCTACATCTTGAAGAGAGAACTCATCCAAACCGATGGCTTTCTGTTGCACCTTGTTGCCCTTAATCACGCCAAAGGTATAAACCGAGCCTTTTACACGGCTCACCGATGTGGTGATCGGGTAACGTTTCATCACCCCTTCCACACGCCCTAGCACGCCTTTATCCATGGTTTCCCGCAGCCACGTATTCGCCTCGCGGCGGCTGTGTTTGCGGAAGGTTCGCATATAGCGTTTAACGAAATAATGGCTTAAATAATCGGGTAGGTTCTTAATGTAGTCATAGGCAAAGGGGAACGCGTCTGCATCAAAATTAAATAATTCATACTGCGTTGGCGTCAGCCCCTTAGGTTGGGGTTGATAGTCGATTTTCGGCGAACGCTGGAAAAAGGGTTCGGCAACCCTTTTCTCGCCCAACAACGGGCGACGTTCGTCCACAAATCTTACCACGTCCATTTTAGATACTCGGTTGTGCTAAATGGGCGAGGTATTCGCTGTTCAGCTGGAAATATTCCAACACTTTATCGCAAGTGTTTTTAATCACCGCCTTGCTTTCTTCAATGGCTAACAGCTCGTGTTCGGTGAGGGCAAAAAGCGTAATCTCATCAAGCACGCCCTGAATGCTTTTATGTAGCCGCCCCACTTTTCGCACCTTGCCATTGGGTAAAGTTTCCAACAGCTGATAGCCTGTTTCTAAACGTAAAATTTGCAGTTCTGCACCGCAATCTAAATAAATCATCATTTTTTATTCTCCTAGTTAATTAAGGGTTTTAACCACATCGCTCCGATTACCCTTTCGTTACTTGATGGCTTTCCCGTGGCAATGCGTAATTCCACTTGCAGGCTGTTCACCCTTGTTTCAGAGGGATACGCCGCCACCGCCCAAGCCTGCCCGAGACAATCGCGAAAGGTCCGCGAATAGCTCCCCGCAAGGGGAAAAGGGCAATGGCTCAGGGCTTTCAATGCCAGCCCACGAAAATAAGCATCGCACAGCATTCCTTGCGTTCCCGTAACCGAAAATTTCACTGCTGTTCCTCCTCATTGCCCCGTTCGTCAAAAGCTTCCCAGTGGCTTTCCACCCAGTGATCGAACCATAAAATCAGCCCCGTTATCGTGGAAAACACCGCAAGAAGACTGATTAACAAGAATGCCATTGCTGCCCCCTTGCCCCTTGCGTTTCGCCTTTCTGCAAGGCTTTACGATAGCAATTCAAGGCGGAATGGGCGGGCAGAGCTTCCGCCGCCGATTTAAATTGCCGCATTCCCTCAATCAACTTCAGTTGCCCCGCTGTGGAATAATGCTCAAAGCGATCGCCCAACAGCGAGGCACTGGCTAAATCCGCCCGCGTTACCTTGCCGAAGTGCAAAATGGCACGCTTCGCCCCGTCCGCGAGAGCATTAAAGGCTTTCTGCAGCAACGAGGCATCACCCAAAATCGCCCGACAATGGCTTGCCCCTTGCTGATTGGTTTCGCTTGAAGTAGGCGGATAAGTGGGAAACTCAGTAAACATCATCGCCCCCTTAACGGCATAACCACGCATAAAAGCGATCTAACCAACGGCGAAAAACGCCCCGTTTTCGCACCGCCCTTTCAGGCAGCACAATGCGTTCTAACTGGCTTAAGCGTTCTAAAATTTCTTCGGTGGTAATCACCTCCAAATCGCGTAATTTCTGATTGTGCGAATTAATACGCTGCTGGTGATTCATCAGCTTCTCCAAGTTCACCACCCGCTGTTGCAGCTTGAACACATTCACCCGGCGTTTACCAAGTGCGGTGATTTTTTGTGTGCGTTTTTGTTTAATCATTGTTCAATTCCTCAAATTTAGGTTGCAAAAATCCCTCGGCAAACTTTTCTGAATTTGAAAAGGCTCGCCGATGGCTCGGTTTAAGTAGGAATGAGGTTAAAGGTTAGGTTTTATTTTCTTGCTCAAATAAATCCTGTTGGTTTGGATCAATCTGTGCCAACGGCTTATTAATGCGTAACGCCTCGGCACGTTCGTGATAAATTGGGGTTTCCAGTTTCAAGATTTCCGCCCCCACGTGGTTTCTCGCCCCACAGTTATTACAAATGGCTAAAATCTTAATCGTCCGCATACCAATACGTTGCGACGTCCGAACCCGCACATTTCTACTGCCACAATTTAAACAAGGTAAATCCACTTGCATTTATGCCTCCTGTTTCGGGGTAAGTGCTTTAATTAATTGTTTTAATTGGGTAATATACTCCTCACTATGTCGCAATAATGAATAAGGAAAATCCCCCAATGACGAATTCAAATGCAACTCAACCAAATAACGATGATGCTGTTTCGCCTGTGCAAGCACTGCTTGAAGCCCTTCAAGATCAGATTTTTGCATTACAACAACTCGCCGTTTTTCATAATAACCAGCTTTCAGCACATCAAGCGGTGCTGAACGCATTGATTTCCCATTACGTGCAACAAGGTTTTTCACTTTCTGACCTGCATCAACAGGTGCTTTCACAGCTCGATTTACCCCATCAATCCGAAGAAGATAAAGCACAACTGGCACAGGCACTAACGGCGATTTTCCCGCCTGCGAATTAGTTTGATCTTGCCCTGCACATTCAGGGCATTTTTTACATTGTTTGCACATACACACCACCTTTTAATTTACTGGTTCATACCTAAGGCTTTACTATTCCAAGCCTAGCCCTTGTCTAATTAAAATCCGTCCCATTTGCGAAATTGAACGGTTTTCTTGTTTTGCTCGTTGTTCGAGCATTTTCATTTCATACAATGAAATCATCGCTTGATGGCGAATATTTGCCACCGCCTTTATTTGCTTATCTTCATCAGAAAATTGCATTACTGTGATCTCTGTCATCTTAATCCCCTTGAGTTATAACGTTTTTTTTGCTATATAAATGGGTATTACTCATACTTAGTAAGTAGCGTAGTTTGACTACATATTAAAACTAAAAATTAGTTTTATCAACTAAAAATTAGTTTTATCAAGAGGTTTTTATGATTTTTTTTGATAGCAAGGCGATCATTGAGCGTATGAAGCTCATTTGTGGCGTTACAGGTGATAAAGAATTAGCCCCTTTGATTGGGACATACCCATCGACTTTATCAGGTTGGCGAAATCGTAACGCATTACCCGCAAAGGAAATTTTTGCTTTTGCAAATCAGCATAATATTAGTTTAGATTGGCTGGTATATGGAAAACAGGAAACGCTAAGTGATATGGATAAATTATGTCTTACGGCATTCCACGCCCTAAACGATGAAGAAAAATTGCAAGCATTAGGTTTTTTGACTGGGTTAAGAACACAAAAAGCCAATGGTGTTAGTCAAGTTGCACAGGGCAATGTAACTAATATGGCTGCAAGGGATATAAATATAAGAAAATAAAAGAAAAATATTTAAGTAGGAGAATAAGAATACATATAATGGGAACTATAATGAACGATATTTTTATCATTAATAGTGAAGATGCCTTTAAGAATTACATTTATAAAGTAATAAATGAGTGTGATTTAACACAGAACAATTTTGTTTTTCCTGCTGCTAGATTTGAAAATTGGCCTATTTTGCACTTTAACGTAAAAGGGGGAGAAAAATATAAATCAACAGTAACTTCTTACTTAATAGAGGGGGTAAAAGACTTCACTGATGAGATTTTTCGGGCGATTTGTGTGGTAAAATATGGGAAGCCTGATTTACGTTACTTAAAAGAAAAAGACCGAGAAGAATTTGATCTCGTAATAAAAATTGCAGAAGGTTCTTCTAATGGTGAAGGCTCTGCAGAGAAAATTGCCAATAGCTTTTTTACGAATATGAACGACACATTAAAAAGTATGATGGTTAGAAACAACTGGTAGCCTTTATTACCTATGTATGGGTATTAGGTGGAGTGGCTGGTTTTCTCGGATATCAATATTTTCAATCACAATCGGAAGAAACACAGGCACAAGTAAAAATTGCTGAAACGCTTTCTAATAATGCAAAAGAAATGCTAGATAGCCAAGCTAAAAGCTTTGTTAAGCTTAGTATTCAACAACAGCAAACAATTCAAACTCTTATTGCAGAAAAAGCCAATGAGAATAGAACACATTTTAGTAAAGAATTGGAAAAACGTGGTGAGCTTGCTTCTGAACGTTTTATGAAGTAAATCGCTAAAGATCCAGTTGTAACTGAAGCAATCGTGCAAACTACAATCGCAAGAGGAAAAGACTTAGAGCTATATAAAAAGCGAACGCTCACAGAAAAATCTACAGACAATAATGCGGATGATTTTTATATTAAAGGATTAGAAAGAACAGGTATATTAGGAGATACTTTAAGCTTTACTGCACAACGTGTTGATGGTATTACATTTACCTTGAAAGCAAAAGTTGAAAATCTACAAGAATTTGAGAAGAATATCCTAACGAATGCTCTTATTGAATCAGAAGATAAACGTCAACCTATTCATTTGTTATATAAAGAAACATTACGTAATGGTAAAAAATCAGGTGCTGGAGAATTAATTTCGGTGGTTTATAAGGAGATAAAAAATGATTGATATTACTCTAAAGAATAGTACTGTTGAAAATATAGCTGGAAGAGACATCAATATCAATGAAATTTCGAAAATCATTAGTATTCATGATGCTATTCTGACGGAAAATGATGAAAAACTACATGAAAAAGTTATTTTTTTTCTTAAAGAACAACTACAGTTTATTTCTCATTTTTCAGAAATTATTCATTTAAAGCATGACCATTTTATACAAAATATTAGAGAGATAATTATTCCTTCACAAAATCCCACTGGGGGATCTAATATATTTAAGGAATACCAACTTGCGTTAAACGAATTACCGACTTTAGAACTAGGAAATGAGAAATGGTATTTCTTCCAGAATCAGGAATTTATATTCTTTAATAATCCGCCATACGCATTGATATTAAAAGATATAAATAGGCAAGATGTCTATAAGGATGGTTACCGCCCTAATGATACTATTTTATCTATTGATATGTTAGAAAAGATATTGATGAATATTCATCAGAATATTTGTGCTTTTAAGAAAACAATTCAAAATATACGTTCTCAATATAGCCATGCTTTTTATAATGTGGTAAGGATCGAAATTGAAAACTTGGATAAAGATCTTAAAGAGTGGCAAGAAGAACTTATTTTATTTCTTGAACCATACCGTCAAAAAAGAAAAAAAGTGACTAATGAAAATGAGCAACTTTATAATAAACACCCTAATACTATAAGAATGTACACTATGGAAGATATGAAAAGTGGGAAAGGATGCGAATTTGATGAAAAACTTTTCTTGATGACAAATGATCTAAAAGGAGTATTAAAGGAGCTTTTCACTGATTTTAGTATAGAAAATAAAGGATCTTGATAATTATTAATCTTTAATAGAAGCGGTCAATCGACCGCTTTATTTTTCCTCATCAACTTTCACCTCCAACTCCACGCTACTGGTAAACCCACTCCCCCCAATACCATGGGTTACCTTAGTGATAATCCACTGTGAACTATCAATCATCGCTTTAAACCCTTGCACGGTAACGGGCAGCTCTGGCATTAGCTCGGGGTTGCCTTGGGCGAGGTTTAGGCTAAAGGTTGCCACGCCACGTTGGATTTTCTCAAAGGCGGCTTTTGCCGCATTTAAGGCGGCTGCTTCGGTTTTGTAGGTGTGGCGTAGGGTTTTCATTTGGTTTGCATCGGTTTCCACTGGTTCGCTTTGCACCAGTTGATTATATTTGCGTTTGCTTTGCCGTTGCCCGCTTACTGTGCCATCTTTGCGGGTGTTGCCTTTAGTTAGGCGGGTTTGGCGTTCGAGGTGGCTATTTTTATCAAACACCACTTCGCCTTTTTTGCCCGTGTCCAAATTATGCCAATAAGCCCGCACGGCGGTGTAATTCTCGCTTTCAACCAGTGAAAAATTAAAACTATCGCCCGATTGTCGGGTGATGTGAATAGGTGGTAAAGGCTTATCGGTCGCCGTTTTGCCCTGCCCAGTGGGCATAAATAACAGCTTACCGTTTTTCACGGTGGCAATGGCATCATTTTCTTCCGCAAGGCGTGATAAAAGATTGATCGTGCTTTCGTTGGTTTGATCGAGGTGAGCAATGGCTTTATCCTTAAATGCCTGATGGCATAAAGGTGCTAAGCCGTTTTCTTGTGCAATCTGTTCAATGAGTTTGCCAAAAGTCATATTGTGAAATGACCGCTCTTTTTTGCTGTGCAACGTGCCACGCATATCCGCACTTTTTGCCCGAATGGTAAGGCTGTCAGGCGTGCCGCTATATTGGATTTCGTCCACAATGTAGCTGCCTTTGGGAATGAGTTGCTGCCCTTTCCAACCTATCGCCACCTCAATTTTCGCCCCTCGACTGGGTAGCATTAATTTGCCGTCGTGATCGCTCAGTTGCAAATCTAATTCGTCTGCTTCAAAGCCGCGGTTATCAATCAAGGTGAGTTGCATTAGGCGTTGGCTCACTTCTTGCGTGATGTTCTGCTCGCCATTTGTACTACTCACACTGATGCGAAATTGCGGGGTTTTATGATTGGTTGCCAACATTCGTTGGTAAAAATCATTATAATTCATCAGCTGATCAACCCTTTCACCGCATCACCAATATCGGCGAGCAAACTATCATCAGTGCGTTTTAACTTCATTGAAAAATCAATACGACGGGCTTTACCATCAGCAAAAAACACCGATTGCGTTTCGCTGATTTCTTCGATCACATACCAACCCCACACCCTAAAATTTGAGCCGTCAATTAAGGGATAAGGCTCGCCTTGCTCCGCAAGGGCTTGTAAGGTGGCAATGCTCATTTCGCCTCCAGTGATACTCGGCATTAACACCCCTTGAATGGTGATGCTTTCGCTTTCCTTTCCCACAAACTGGGCTTTAGGCATTCGCCCAATCACCGAATTAGTGGGGTGTCTCCACTGGGCTGTGCGTTGCATTTCTTGAAATGGCACAGTGGCACGCATAAACACAAAAAAGCCATAAGCCATCATTGCAAAGTTTTGTAGCATTTGTGATCCCTCTTTATTTGTAGGGGCAAACCTATGCATTCGCCCGTTTACGCCCGCATTTACCATACAGCAATGGCGGTAACTTTTGCGGGCAGACACATAGCTCTGCCCCTACGTTAGGTTAATTTTGTAGGGGCGAACCTATGTGTTCGCCCGTTTACGCCCGCGTTTACCATACAGCAATGGCGGTAACTTTCGCGGGCAGATACATAGCTCTGCCCCTACGTTAGGTTAATTTTGTAGGGGCGAACCTATGTGTTCGCCCGTTTACGCCCGCGTTTACCATACAGCAATGGCGGTAACTTTCGCGGGCAGATACATAGCTCTGCCCCTACGTTAGGTTAATTTTGTAGGGGCGAACCTATGTGTTCGCCCGTTTACGCCCACATTTACCATACAGCAATGGCGGTAACTTTCGCGGGCAGACACATAGCTCTGCCCCTACGTTAGGTTAATTTTGTAGGGGCGAACCTATGTGTTCGCCCGTTTACGCCCGTATTTGCAATAGTCAGCAATGGCGATAACTTTCGCGGGCAGATACATAGCTCAGCCCCTACGTTGAGTTAATTTTGTAGGGGCAAACCTATGTGTTCGCCCGTTTACGCCCGCATTTACCATACAGCAATGGCGATAACTTTCGCGGGTAGATACATAGCTCAGCCCCTACGTTGGGTTAATTTTGTAGGGGCGAACCTATGTGTTCGCCCGTTTACGCCCGCATTTACCATACAGCAATGGCGATAACTTTTGCGGGCAGATACATAGCTCTGCCCCTACGTTGGGTTAATCAAACGCCCTACATCGGTTTAATTAAAGTGCGGTGAAATTTTCGCAAATTTTGCACCGCACTTTTATTCTTGATATTCTGCCCGTTCGCGGGCTTTTTCCCGCCATTGCATTAATTCTTCTAGCTCCATTTCGTCAAACACGTTGGGTTGCCAGTGGAATACGGTGGCAATGTCGGCAATGGCATCTTCCACCGTGACAGGAATAAGCAACGGGGCTAGGCTTCCATTGTGGCTTCTGTTGGTTCGGTTTTCACGAAAAAACCGACCACTTCCGAGCAAAGAGCGGTGAAATCAATCGGGTCAAGGTTCAGCACCTCCACTTTGGTTAAAGCGGGTGACGTCACGCGGGGCAGAAGCTGGCAATAGGCATCGACGTCCATTTGCATTACATCAAACATTTTCAGCCCTTTTAACGCCGCAATGTTGGGTTTCAGCACGCTGATTTCGCGGATTTCTTTTTCACCACGCACAAGGGCTTGGGTTAAAGTAACGTGTTTGCTATTTTGATTGGCTTTTTTCATTTCTTTTCCTTTAATTAGTCAAAAAATGCCCCTTTGCGGGGCGGTGGTGTGTCTGTTATAAACCAAGGGCTTTGCGGTGTTCGGCAAGTCTGTCTTTGCCGTTCACCACATAAAGATCATTGATTAAATCAATTTCGATTAAGTCTTTGCCATTAACAATCAGTTTGTAATAGGTCAATGCGGCTTTATAGGTTTCTTCTGTATCATCGCCCGCTTTTGATGAACCACCATCAATTTCGGTGTAACGCCCACGGGTCACCACTTCCACGGCTTCCACTTCGCCTGTGTCCTCTCGCTGGTAAGATCCCGCATAACGTAATGCCACGCCATCAATATTTGGGCTGCCAAAAAACTCTTTCATCTCGACCATTAAACCACCGAATTTCACTTCCATTTCCAGCTTTTCAATGCCGAGATCGATGGCAACATCGCCCAACATTCCGCCTGCACGGTAATCTTCGGTTTTAATTGCCAATTTCGGCAAGTTCACTTCGGTCACTTCGCCTTTGTAACCTACGCCGTCTTGGAATAGGTTCATTAATTTTAATTTACGCGGTAAAGCCATAGTTACTCCTTATGCAGTGATTTTCGCGGCGTAATCCGCTAAATAACGGTCGGTGATACGCTGACGGAAATTAAGATTTTCCAACGGTGGCACGGGGGTATAATCATAATCAATGTACAATTTGCCCGCTTTTAACGTGTCTTTGTCGTTGATTTCCGCGTCATACCAGGCTTTCGCGTCCACAATGTAGCCTAAGGCTTTCAGCTCACGAAACTTAGCATTCACGCCCTCAATAATGTCTTTAATTAGTGCGGGCGTCATTGGCTTATCAATCGCCCACGCGTGAGCGTCGGCAATGGTATCACGCAAAATCTGTGCCGTACGGGTGTAATTCTCAAATTGGAATAACGGATCGTCAGAACAGGTGCGAGAACCCCATAAGCGGTAGCCGTTGAAATTAATCGGCACGGTGATTTTGTGTTCGTTGAGATAGTTGGCATCGGTGCTGGTGTCTTGAATATCAAAGGTAATATCACGGGTAACCCCGCTCACGCCCTCAATCACCACATTAGAAATGGTTTTATGCCAGCCAATGCTTTTATCAAGATAAGCCCGCAAACCTAGGGCATTTGCCACCGCACTTTCCGTTTCTGTGCGTTTGCGGGTTACGTCAAAGGCGGCAAAATCACCGTGGATCACCATCACTTCACGTTGGCCAAAGTTTTTCTGATAAGTAACGGCTTGCTCTTTGGTGTAGCAGTTGTGGGCGGAAACATAGGCAAAGGCATTAAGCTTTTTCGCGATCCCTGCAAGTTCAGTGGCAACCTCTTTGTTATCTAAATAAGGCACGCCCAAAATACGCGGTTTCACGCCTAATTTTGCCTGAGCAACCAACAAGGCTTTTAAGCCCGTGTATTGCCCGCTTTCGGTAACCGTGCCGATAATATTGGCGGTGGTTTTGCCGTCGGCGGCTTTTTGTTTTTCCCCGTCGCTGTCATCGCCTTCTTCGGCAATGGCTTGTTCCACCCGCACCACTACCGTGAGGGTGTTCACTTGGTTGCTAATGGCTTTTAAGGTTTTCGCCAGCGTGCCTTGCGTGCCTGCTTTGGCAATGCCAGCCAGTGGGTTGGTGAGTAAAACAGGGGTGTTAAGTGGATAAGCCTCGGCATCAGCATCATTTGCGGTACAAACAATCCCAATCACCGCCGTGGACGGAGTTTTGATTGTGCGTGTTCCCTCGTTGATTTCGATGACCCGCACGCCGTGTAAGTAGTCCATAAATAGCCCTTTTGGTGAGGTTGATTAAATTTAGGGCTATTGTGCAACGAGAAAAAATGACCCGCTATTTATTGCGAGTGTGAATTGAAATATGACAGAGAAATAAGATGACATAATGAGATTGCTTTACTGAGCCTACAGCAAGGTATCCCGCAAAATCAGCGGATTATTCAGGCGGTGGAGCTATTTGAGCAACAAAGCCCCAAATAACATTGCGATAAAACAAAAGCCCACAATAAACATTGCGGGCTTTCTTAAAATATGACTTGCTTTGTATGTAAACATACATTATAATAATCTCACTTTCAAGGGATAGCTTGCAAGTGAGTGTGAGGCTTAATCCTCACGATAACGAAGAGGATAATAATATGTTAATCCGTATTATCCTAGTTATCGTTTTATTACTCTGGTCTTGGCCAGTTTATTAATCTGATAACTTACTGGGGGAGTACCAGTCCCCCAGTTCTTCAAATCATAGGGAATAATTATGGCATTGTCAAGAACAGAGATAAATGCTCGTAGCGAGGCAAAGCGAGGTATTGTCACCAAAGCCTTTAAGATTCATCATTCTGTTTCAGAGAATATTGATAAGCTCGCCGCTGAATTGGGGCTTTCTAAAGGCAAAGTGCTAGAATACGCGATTAATCAACTATGTAAAATGCACTTAAAAAAATAGCAAAATAGGCGGGGTCACCGCCTTTTTATTTGGCATAATTTAGTGCCATATTGATTTTTATGGAAAAGGCGATCACAGCATCGCCTTAGTAAGTAGTTTAAATAACCTTAAAATCCTCCGGATATTGCCGCCGTTTCACCTCGCTTTCATAGGCGGTTTTGCAATGGTCTTTGTCGAAAAACAGCCCATTTACCAGCCGAAACCAAAACCGCCAGCGGGCTTTGGGGTTGCTCTCTAACACGGCTCGGCGGTAGCAGCGGCTGGAAAAGGTTTCATCTGCCCCACCGCCGGTTAAGGCGTTGCAAAGTTGGTCGAGGGCAATCAAAACGTGATAGCCCCACGTTTTAAATGGATTTTTCTTGCTCATTTTGGTATTCCTCATAGGTTTGCGACCAGCCGATTGACCAATCATACTCAAGCGGATTTTCCGCTTGTTCTAACAAAATTTTGTGCATATAGGCGTTTTCAAACATTTTTTCTTTAAGCGTTTTCGCCGCGTTCCACACCGCTTTGAATTTATCAAAATCCAGTGGCTCTGCCGTGTTGTCCGCACAAATCAGGGTGAAAATACGTGGCTCGCCGTTTTCTTCCGTTTTGCCGTTTAAGTCAAAATCCGCTTTGATTTCAACCAAGGTGGCACGCCCTTTTTCATCTGTATCCACCCATTTACCGATTTCTGGCACATACACGCCGCCATCAACACAGTTATTTCTTTTGGCATTAATTTTTGACCGCACTTGATTTCGCTGTTCGCAGAGCCGTTCCCCTTGTCTTGCCTCATCCATCACCCATTTTCCCCCTTGCAATCTGTGATAAGGGCTTGGCTGTGGCTCAATCAAAAGGGGATAGCCCCGCTCATCGGGGATAATCTGTTTTCCCTCACTTTGCCCAATAAGTAAAGTGCGGTACGTTTCTTCGCTGATTTCTATAGCACCTTGCGGTGGGGTGTGGGTGTAAAAGCCTGATTTAAAATAAATCGTCATAATTTTCCCTCTTTAACTTGATAAGCCAGCTTCTCGAAAAACGGCTTTAATGGCTTCTATGGTTTCGGCATCCCGTTCGTTATTTGTTTCGACAGGAGGTAATGTATAGCGACCAATCCCCACCACATCAATAGCAAAATCGTCACTATGTCCATCATTGTCACTACAGAGCAAAATAAATCTTGATGGACTTGTTTTTATTGCAACCACTCCACCTGCATTTGCAATGTCTAAACCCCCTCTGTTAAAAAAGAGTTTTGATAGGTTTGCTTCCGTGTTTTCAGCCGATGTCGTCGCGATAATCTTTAAATCTTCTTGACTGGCAAAACTTTCAGCCCAGCTTATTTCTGCCATCTTGAACGTGAGATTACTATTATTCGTAAAACTCTGCCGATAGGTTTGTATCATTGTGCCATCAGGGTATTTGCGTATCTCAAAATTGCCGATTTTTTGGTAAGTAAACAGCTGTTTAATTACCTCACCCACTTTTTGACCTAGTCCTTTGATTTCATTGACATTATGTGTATGACCAATATCGGATTTTTGTTGCAAATCTTGACCCAAACGGCTTGCGTCCAGCTCCCCTACATTGGTTACCGTGCCATAAGCCTTTATCCAAAACTGCACCCCATCGAGCGTGTTTTGTGCTTTAATGCAGAGTTTGAGAACAAGGGATTTCGGGCGAGTTTCTTCCGCAGTTCGCGTATCTTTCTCTGTCGTATCCTTCGTAGACGCAAGGTAGGTTTTTGCCCTTGCCCCATCTGCGACCGCCGTGTTGTTTGCCTGCACCCTGCCTTTTTGTGCGGGCTTAAACGCACCCGGCACCACATTGGTGGTATCACTATCACGAATGACGATAGTGATATCTTTCTCGGCTTGATAATCGCCCCCTGCTTCGGTAGGAATATAGTGAAAGTGGTCTTGAAGGGCGTCTTGTTGCACCTCACCCACCGCAAGCAATGCCCCCGCGTTACGAATAAAGCGGTCTTTCGCTTTCGGCACGGCGGAAAGGCTGCCATATTTCGCCACAAGGTGGCGATAACAGTTCGGGATAAGCCTGTTCGCTAACTTGCTCTTCAATGTCATCAAAGGCAATCCAGCCTTCGGGGATATTGTCGGTGGCAAAATACGCCGTCATTCCCACATCAGAACGGCGTAGGTCGGGCAATGTGTTCCCCCCTAAGGCTTGATAAAGGGCGGAATAAGTTTCCTGTCCAAAACTTGAGCCGTCACAGCGTAAAAATCCGTGCGGATTTTGCACCGCACTTGGAAACGCAACAACGGAGCCAACAGGCACCCCATCACCGCCCACCTCTTTCCACGCGCTCCAAGACGTGCCGTTAAAATAACGGGTTTGAACCTTGCTCTCATTGGCTTTGTGGGCAATTTGTCGGATAGCGTTAGGTTGTCCGCCACTCATCACCGCAATATGCCACGCCCCCGCACTCGGTAAATTTTGCCCGCTGGCAAAATAATAATTGCCGTCAATCTTGCAATCATTGGCATCACCGGTGGATGTCCCCACCTTAAAATCACCAATCCCATAGCCAGCTAATGTTGTGGCGGGGGATTGCTTGCTTTCAGCCAAATGGTAAGCCCTTTCGGCGTGATTATCCGCCTCAACCGCTTTGTCATAGGCGGTTTTAACGGCAAAGCTTGTGGCGATGGTGTCAGAGCTTGGCGAAGTGACCGCGTCAGATTTTTTGCTGTTGGGGATATAGTTACTCAGATTGCGGGTTAAGGCATCAATCAGCCCTTTCAACGTTTTCCCTGCTTTGGCGGTGAGCCCTAGGGTTTCTGCTTCGCTATCGGTTGCGTTGGTGAGTTGCACAATGCCCGCTTGGCTTGTGCTTGCTTTGTCGATTTCGTGGCTGTGGCCCGTTTCCTCCACGGCGTTTTGGCTAGTGGCGGTGATTTGTTGCGGGGTGAGTTGGCTGCGGGTAACAAAAATCACGCTGTCATCCACCTTAAGCGTAATGGCATCAGAGGAGCTAACCAACAAAATCATTCGCACCACTTGCACTTTGCCGCTGCCGCTTTCTAGCTGGGGTTTGAAACTGTCTGGGCAGTTGGCATAAGCCACAAGGCGATTTTGATGATCAAAAATCCCCATTTCTCTTATCCAAAATCCCCCGACATTTTCAGGGATTGTTAATTCAAAAATAATTTGTTTGTTATTGCGAGGATCAACAGAGATAGCACTGACATTGGCACGATGCACTTCTCGTACCAATGCTGTGAGGCGTTGGCTTGGTGTGGTTGCCTGCCCGTTGCCATCGCCCACTGCCATTTGCATAATTTGCAAGGGTTGCTTGTGTGCAATGGCTTGGGCGATGACTTGTGTGCCGTAATCGGTGAGCACGGAATAATATTGCTTTGCCATAAACGTTCCTTATTGGGGGTAAACAGTGAGAATTTCACCGGCATTTTGTCCGATAAAAAAATGCATTTTGCCTGTTGGTGAGATTGCAATCGCAAGATGGGTTAAATGCCGTGAGACAGGTTTAACGTCATTAATTAATCGCACCAGTTCGTTGTAAGTTTGTTCGTTTAAGCCCGTTTCTGATACTTCGATCGTTAGGCTAAATGTGCCAGCCACGCCTTGCGGTTGGGTTTGAAACCATTCTTTTAGCTCAACTAAATAGCCAATGGGTTCAACCACCCGTTTAATCGCGCCAATGGTGCCTTTGTGTTTGTGGATAAAAAAGGATTGTTTAATGGCAATGCGTTTCACTTCCGCACTCCAATTTTCGTCCCATTTATCCACCGAAAACGCCCAAGCAAGGTAGGGCAAAAATTTTTCTGGGCAGCGGTCAGGATTAATTAAATCCGCAATAATGATGGGATTCCGCACTGCCTCTTGCAGCACTTCGGCGGCTTTACGTTCTAATTCGCTTGAGCCAACGGGCAAGAGCGGTGTAATTTTTGGAATGTTTTTATCAATAATCATCAGCGGTGACCAGTTCTAAATGAATGCTTGTGCAGTAGCCTGCTTTGTGGTTGGGTAGCACAATATCCGCTTGCGGTTGAAGCAATTCCACCCGTTGCACACCTTCAATGTGTAAGGCGGCATAAATGCCCGATAGGGTGATATCTCGCCCTAAACGGCGGCGCTCTTGGGTATATTTTTCAATGCTGACGGTTGCGGCTTGTTTAATGGGTTCATATTCTGGCCCGCGGTAAAGGTGCAGTTTGGCTTGAATTTGGTAGTCTTGAATAACCGCACTTTGCACCGTGACACGATCCGCAACAGGGCGAACGTTTTCATCATTAAGGCGTTCCCGCACGGCGTTGAGTATGCTTTCCTCTGCGGTGCCTTTGCCGTCGCGGGCTAAGATGGTTACACTCACGTGGGCGGGCTGAGGCGAGGTTACAGAAACATCAGCCACGCCCGCGTGGGCAGAAAGGGCGTGGAACATATAAGCCGATCTCGGACCTGCCACTGAGAGGCTTTCAAAAGCTAATTGGCAACGCAGCCGAAGTTCCGTGTCGCTTTCTTTGATTTCTTCAATGGGTGGGCTGACGCTGTGATCGGCTGGCTGAATAATCAGCCGTTGCACGTTAAAATTGGCGGCGATGACATCTAAATCTGACCCTGTAGCATAAGCCAGCATTGTGGCTTTCGCCGCTTCGTTAATGCGGTTGCGTTCCAGCAGTTGAAGATACACATTTTCCTGCAGTAATTTATTGATTGGCTCACTTTCTAATGCCAGCACGGCACGCCAATAATCTTGTTTTTCCGCAGGATAAAGGGCGATAAATGCCGCTTTACGCTCTGCCAGTAGTTGCTCAAAATCTAGCTCCTCTAAAACCTTGGGATAGGCTAATTTAGATAAATCCACCAGTTCGCTCATTGTTCTATCCTATTTTATCGTCCTAAGGTTACATCGTTAAAATTAAGCTGTTTTTTATCGCTTTTGCGTACCCCTTCAATATCGGCGGTAATCTGGGCATTGTCGGGATTAATCGCCACGGCAAATCGCACAATGTCAATGCGAGGCTCCCATTTTTTGATTGCCATCACCGATGCCGCCGCCAGTTGGAGCATTAAAGCACGAGAGATGGGGCGATCAATCAGCTCAAATAAATGGCTGCCGTAATCTCGCCGTTGTAGCCTTGAGCCAATGGGGGTGAGCAAAATATCTTGGATAGATTGCTTAATATGTTCCGTTTCGCTGTTGGGGTATCGCCCTGTTTGTTTATCCATTGGGTTTTCCTGTTGTGCCACCGCTATCCCCTGTGTGAGTATGATTTTTAAGGGATACCGAGCCTGCAACTATATCAGCCTGCGATTTAACATTACCCTGCACCTTCACGTTGCCTTTAATTTCGGCATTGCCACCGCCTGCTGAACCGCTCATTGCAAGGTTGCCACCGATAAGCACATTTTCCGCCACTTCTAAATTCTGCGTGCATTTCACCACAGGCGTTTCAAGCGTAACACTGGTGCTTGCTTGCACAAGTGCGGTGTTAATTCCGCTGATTTTTAATGACGAACTGGCTTGGTTGTATTCAATTTTGGCACCGTCAGCAAATTCGATAACGTGTTCATCAGGGCTGTTGCTTGGGGTGTCAAATTCAAGGCAATAAATCCCCGCTAACACAAAGCCCGTGCTGAGTTCACCACTTGGGGCGAAAATCACACATTGTTCGCCCACCGTTACGGGCGACCAGATTTTTGTTGTGCCAGCCCGAAAGGCACACCAAGGCAACCAATCGGTTAAGATTTCGCCCGATTGCACACGCACACGGCGAGCGGCACAATCCACTTCGGCAACCACGCCATAGCGGATCAGGTTTTCAATTCTGCGGTTAGTTTCTGCGGACATAGCACGATTGATAGATGATAAATAGGGCTATTGTTGGGGATTTAATCGGGATTGGGTAGCGGTTTGCGGTGTGGATTGGGGGATAACAAAAAAGCAAGTTAAATAACTTGCTTATTTTTTAAATAGAAATGATGAAATACGCTGTTTTATCGATTTTAATTTGCTTTTGTTATGCTTTTCTTGAAAAGTACCAAATAATTCATCGTGATCGGCAAACATTCTTATCACGAGAACATCACCAGAAAAGGTTAAGACTAATAATGGGTCATTATCATCTGGCAATACGCGTGAGTGAAATACCCCAATGTAATAAGGCGAAGAACCATCAGTAGAATTTGTATCTTTTATTCTGCCGTAAGCATAATCTGAATTATCTTGATAAATTTCAACGCATTTTGCTAATTTCCAAGTTTGGACCAGCTGCCCAATTTCTTGCTGATAATCAAGAATAATATCTGCGGTATAGCCAATTTTTTCACTAAGCTGATAAAAGTCGTGGCTGATGATGACGTCGTTTATTTTTCTTTGGGTGATCATTGTTTAATTTGCCTGCTAAATGTTGAATGGCTAAAGACTGAAGCACCGCTTGAGCGTCATTTTCAAAAACAGAAACGCCTTCCACACCTTGAGCCTCACTTTCTTTCAACATTTTTTCAATATGTGGGCTTATTTTCATAGGGCTGTCCTTATGAGTTGTCGTTTTAAGATAGATTGAACATTTACGTTTATTTCTTTGGGATTATTGCCTCTTACCCGTTCACCTTTTATATTTTGAGTACGGTCAATAATTTCACGAATGAAAGGTGCGTTTTTATTCATTGCTAACCTCCTTTTTCTGCGATCCTATCACCTTTTCTATTTACCAACAACAAAAAAGGGCTTTCGCCCTTACTCTCTATCTCGCAATGCACTTCTTGCACGAGCTTGTTTTTGGTTTTCAAGGGTCATCAAGGCTTTTTCCACTTCTTTGGCAATATCCACCGCACTTTGCCCTTGTTGGGCGTTGATATTTATGGTTACCTGCATTGGTTGGCTAGCCATTTGGCTGGTCTGCGGTTTGGCACTGAGCGGCGGGCGGTTATCCACTTTGATCGGCTGAGCCGAAGCCACACTCACACCAAGCCCTGCGGCAAGCATTGCGTTTTTGCCGTAGTTTAAGGCATTGAGCAACGGCACACCAAGGCGGCTTGTGGCTTCTTTGGTCATAATATATTCCCCGCCGTGAAAAATGCCTTTGGGTTGGTATTTGCCGCCGTTGCCTGCGTAGCCGCCTGACCATTTATTCACGGCTGGCACATCTTCCCCCAATCCAGCCCAGCTTTTTGCTTTTTGCCACGCACTGCTTACGCCTTCTTTGGTGCTGTTCCACGCGTTAGAAACGCTGTTTTTAATGCCGTCCCAACTTGGCATATTTTCACTTAGCCAGCGGATCCCGTCCATTAAGAGATTAAGCGGGGTGAGAATGAGTTCAATGGCTTTGGCTGTGGCATTGCCGAATTTTTCCCCCGCACTTCTAGCACTTTCAAGATCTTCCGATGTACTTTGCACAGGCGAAAGCAAATCTGTAAACCATTTCACGGCTTTTTCAATCCAGCCTACAACTACGCCAAAGAGATCGCCCAAAGGTTTAAATTTTTCCAGCACGGGGGCAAGCCCTGATTTTAAGCTCTCCCAAAATCCGCCAAAAAATGCCCGCACTTTGTCCCAGTTGCGATAAATTACAATACCCGCACCGACTAAAGCAGCAACGAGTAAACCGATTGGGGAGAGTAAAAAGCTAATGGCTGAAATAATAGGAGTAAAGAGTAAACGCAGTGGAGAAAATGCCAGCCTAAATAAATTTTTTAGAGAACTTATCCAGAATGAAAGGTTTTTTACTTTTCCACCTAATAATTTAAAATTTGATACTAGGGTGATTATGTGAGTTTCTATTCCTGTTGAAATATTTTTAAACATTGAGCCAATACCTTTTCCAACATTTTTCCAGCCTTTGACTGAAGAAAGGTTTTTGGTTGTCTTTAATAACCCTGAATCGACTACTTTTAAACTACCTACAAAATCAAAAGATTTTTTTGTGAGATGTACAAAACCTACACCAATACGAGCAATAGGATAGAGCAAGTAGCTAAACAATGCACTTAATGCCCCCATTCCTGTTAATACTCCGCCAAGAGCGATTCCCCATTTAATTATGCTAACCGCAAGATCTTTATTTTGTACAATCCATTGCCCCAATTGTTTTGCTATTTTAGCTATGATTACAATAGCCTCCCATATTCCTTCTACAACCGTCGAAATGGCTTGACCTATATCATTTGCCCATTTTTCTAGTTCACCATTTGCCGCCATTTTATCAATGGTATCAAGTACATTATTTAGCTTACCTTTCAAGGCATCAAATGCCCCTGATTGCATAATCATATTTTGGAAACGTACCCACTGATCTTGTAAATTAGACCAGATACCGATTAAGGTTTTTGATTGCTTTTCCATTGCATCGGCATATTTTTCATTCCAAATTTTTTTCAACGTTTCTTCAATTTGCTTACGATTTTGTTTATCTACTCGTGCAGTCTGTTGTTTACCATTTCTATCAGTATATTCATATTCAATAAAATTTGTTCCTTTGATCGCATTCCCTTTTATTCCAAATTCTTTCAGGCGTTCATTTTCTCCTGTGATGGCATCAGCAATCGCTTCAACCGCTTGCATAATGGGTTTACCCATAGCGGACGAAGTATCGCCTAAGGTTTTTAATAGCCCATTTGTTGGATCCATTCCATAAGCTCTAAGACGCACAAAACTTTCAGTGACTTCATTTAGCTCATAAGGTGTTTTTGTGGCAAAATCGCTGATCCAATCCATACTCTGTTTGGCTTTTTCTTTGCTTCCTTCTGTGGTTTCTAGTACCGTTTGGAACTGTTCAAATTGTGCGGCAGTTTTTGCCATACCTATAACCCCACGACCAGCCGCATAACCCGCCCCAAGAATGGCTGCACCGTGTACCATTGAACGTTGCCCTAGATTTGCAAATTGTTCACTTCCAGCTTTTAAAGATTGAATACGATTATTATAACGTTGCTTTTGAGCTTGTCTTTGTTGCAGCCTTTTCATTGCCGCATTTTGTTTATTTATTGCAGCTGTTGATTGTTCGATTTTCTCTTTGAGCTTTTGCTGGCTTGTTTTAAATTTTGCGGTATCAAATCCCCCCTGACGTAAACTTTGGCGTAATTGATTCAGTTTTTTACGTTGTTGTTCTTGTGCCTGTGCCATTTTATGAGCCTGTTTATAGGCATCAGCAACGTGCTTTTTCAGTTTTGCCGTAGGGTTTACCGTATTTTTTAATTGTTGTTCTAATTGTTTGGCAGCCGCTTTGGCTTTAACCAGTTTATGATTGCTTTGTTGTAGCTCATCGCTTAACCGTTTAAATGCGTTAGCCGTTTTTTCTTGTTGTTTTAGCTTGTTTAATTCATCAGTCGCCCCTTTGACTTTGCCTTGTAATTTATCTAACTGTTTTTGCACCCCTCGCAAGGGAGAGGTGAGTTTATCTACTGCATTTAAAATGACTTTAAGTTCTAAATTTTTCATTTTCTATTCACTTTTACTTGACAATAAAAAAATAATACTTAACTATTAAGAAAAATAAGGGGGAGGGAGATATGGCGTTTTTCCTTTTTTTACTTTTCTTTTATGTTGTTATTTTTGTTGGTGGGCTAACATTAGCCCTTGGTGGGCTAGCATTGTTTATTGCGGGGTGTTTAATTGTTATCGCAATAAATTTGGCTATTCGTTTTTGGTATCTTGTTGCTATCGCAATGTTCATAATGGTTTTTCCCGTGTTGTATTTAGAGGGTTGGCTCGTTTGGATACTTGTGCCAATTATTGTTTTTGCTGTTGCAATGTGGTTTATTCCTGTTCCTGATGAACAAAAAGCCGATGATGAAAAAGCTAAAGTGGAATTTAAAGCCAGTCGGAACAGTTTGATCTCCAAGTCTTAATTGTCCCTATTTATGTTTCCTCGCTCTTAACCACTCACGCCTAAGCATTTATGTTTAGGCGTTTGTTATTTATTGGCTGACAGTTCAAAACTTTCTCTTTTTCCTATCCATTTTTCCTTGACAATAAAAAAACAATACTTAACTATTAAGAAAAACAAGGGGGGGATATGGAACTGCTCATTTTTTTCTTTGGTGCGTTATATTTATTTGGGTTTGTCATTGCTGGGACAATTTTGGCTGTAGGCTGTGCAGCGATCGTTGCTTTGGCGTTAATTATGTTGGCTATTCGTTTTTGGTATCTTGTTGCTATCGCAATGTTCATAATGGTTTTTCCCGTGTTGTATTTAGAGGGTTGGCTCGTTTGGATACTTGTGCCAATTATTGTTTTTGCTGTTGCAATGTGGTTTATTCCTGTTCCTGATGAACAAAAAGCAGACTATGAAAAAGCCAAAGCGGAATTTAAAGCCAGTCGGAACAGTTTGATCTCCAAGTCTTAATTGTCCCTATTTATGTTTCCTCGATCTTACCCACTCACGCCTAAGCATTTATGTTTAGGCGTTTGTTATTTATTGGCTGACAGTTCAAAACTTTCTCTTTTTCCTATCCATTTTTCCTTGACAATAAAAAAACAATACTTAACTATTAAGAAAAACAAGGGGGGGGGGATATGGAACTGCTCATTTTTTTCTTTGGTGCGTTATATTTATTTGGGTTTGTCATTGCTGGGACAATTTTGGCTGTAGGCTGTGCAGCGATCGTTGCTTTGGCGTTAATTGTGTTTGTTATTCGCTTTTGGTATGCCATTTTTGTTACGGTATTCACTTTATTTTTATTGATGTTGTTGATCGGCTCTTTCATTTGGTTGCTTGAAATCAATGTTGTTTTGGGCTTAGCTGTTGCTGTGTTATATGGCTATTTTTCGCAAATATTACGTAAATATTTGCAGTCAAAAGGTTGGATAAATAACGCATTCGCTGATTAATCCTCGTTTTCCTGTTTTCTCATCTTAACCACTCACGCCTAAGCATTTATGTTTAGGCGTTTGTTATTTATTAAGCAACAATGGCTTAATAAGCCGATTTTTTACAATCCGATTTTTATTGACAACGTGATTCTTTTGATCCCAAAATAGATAAAAAACAAAGGAGTTAAATATGATTGAATTTATAGTGCTTACCTTTGCTTTGTTGATGGCTTTGTTGATTTTATTTTGTGTCATTTCACTTCCATTAGCTGCCATTTGGGGGATTGGTCATAGTGTGATAATAATGTATCAACAAGCCACCAATAGAATAGACAAAATTTATGCTTTATGTTTTCCTTTCTTTTTTGTAGTGCCATTTATTTATTACAACTATATTAATGATTCCGTATGGCAAGCCGTCTTGTCATTTTTTATCACCTATTTTGTTATAGCTTTTGCTATTGGATTCATTTGGGGGGGAAGAAAATGACATATTTGATGACGAAACAGCAAAAGTTGCACCACCAACAACAGTTACACAGCTAAACAAAATGGCATCATCAATAAAAATGTATGATCTCCCTCCGTTGTGTTCGATTTCCTCTTTTGTTTTGGCTTTTATGTATTATTTCGCGTTCCGTGATTCCCTAGCGGAAGCTGTGTTATTGTTTTGTGTTGTTCAGCTTATTATGATAGGAATTTGGGGAAAGCGATTGGTTAAAAAGTAACGCCTTACTGTTTTCTCCCCTCTTCATGTATTTGTGCCAACATCCCCCAATCTTAACCATTCTCGCCTAAGTATTTATGTTTAGGCGTTTGTTATTTATCGGCTAACAGTTCGTTCTGTTCTTTGGTTAGCTGAAATAAATATTTTCCTTGCACTATTTGCTCTTGCTGTATATTGCTATTGGATTCATCTCATTCGCAAGCTCATCAAAGTTAAAGGCTTAACTGCTCAATAACCAATCCCTCAATCAATTCCCTATCTTCCTCACTAAAGCCCAGCAATTCACGTTGGGCATATTGCACTTTGTAATCTCTGTCTTTTCGCACGCGGGCTTTTAAGCCTTGTTGGTGTATGTTGGCAATGGTTGCACTTCTACCTTGAAAGCCGATGTTGATTGCGTTGGGGGTTGGTTGGATGCCAAGATATTTTGCGGTGCGGAGTTTGACAAACATGGCTTTGCGTTTAATTCGCCCTTTCTTTTTGCCTAGTTGCTTTTGGGGTTTGCGTGGTTCAAAGGCGGTGCCGTCGGGGTTTTTCTGGGCTTGAATGCGTTTTTGTTGGCTTTTGCGTAACTGTTGCCCGATGTTGCGTGCCAAGGTTCGCCTTGCTTTGGGTTTTAGGTTGTTAATTAAGGCGTTAAGCTGGGTTTGCATTTCTTCAATGGTTGCCATTATGTTCTTTGCCTTCGATAATTAGGGTGATGTTTTGCCCTTGCTCTAACAAGGGGGTATCTTCATATTGTGGCTCTGGGGTATATTCCAAATTTAGTTCGTTTTCTTTGAGCTGTTTAGCCACTACCCGTTCAGTGAGCTGAATTTTAAAGGCGACATCTAAGGTGTGGTTATTGTTGTAATCCACTTCAAATTTGAACGCCTCTTCTCGCCGTTGTGGGTTTTCAAACAGTTCGGGCTGGTTGGCTTTGAGGTAGGCTTGAATCGGCACGATTAAGCGTGCGAGGTCGTCGGCAAAATCCGTGGCGATAATGTCAAGGGTGTAGCGATATTCAAAGCTGAGGCTGTCGCCACCTGTAGCAATAATCCGCCCGTTATCAACAAAAAGCTGTAAGCGGTCGGGGTTGGCAATGAAATCAGGATAGCTTTTTTCAAGCACGGCACGCAGTTGGTTGGGCTTTTTCATCGTTTAAAATTCCGTTGTTGCTGTTCAAAAAGCGCTTGGCATTCAGTGCAACGGGTGCAACCTTGCAGGGCTTGCCGTCTTGCTTCGGAGATTGGCTCATCACAATCTTGGCAATGGAACGCACTCACGCCGTTAAAAGTGCGGTGCTTTTTGAGGGCGATTTCGCGTTGAAGCTGTTCGAGTTGTTGGGCTTGGTCTAGGTGGTCTGTCATTGTTTTTCCTGTTGATTAAATTCTGTTATACATTTCTTTAACGCGTCATTCTCCATCACGCATAAACGTAATTTTTGATTTGCTTGTATATAGGCTTTTACTAGTTCGCCATTGGTGCGAATTTGCGAGGAAAAACCACCGCACTCATTGCTTTGTGGGCAAAGTATTGGGCGTGGTTGGGGTACGCTTGGGATTGAGCAAGCGTTGCACATCAGCAGGCAAAGGCTGATTAGCCCAATTTTGGTGTTGGTTAAGTGCATTGTGTAATTCCTTGTTTTGCTGTTGGTGTTCGGCTTTTTGGTTTGTTAGCTCGGCAATCAGCTTATTTTGTTGCTCGGTAAATTTTTTAACATCTTGGTTTAGGGCTTGGTATGCCTGTTGCCATTGGGCTTTAAGCTGGCTTTCTTTGATGGCTTGTTCGTGCCAGTGGGTGGCTTGCCAACCTTGAAAGAGAATAATCAGCACCAATATGACAGGACCAATCAATAACAGCCCTTTTTCTTTCAATGTTAAGAAATTAAACATCTGGCACGCTCCTTGTTACGGCGATCAACCAAGCCTTTTAATACTTTGCCGTTGGCATACACCCAGCGGGGGAATTGGTCGCACATTGCGGGGCTGTAGCCATTCATTGCCATTTTGTAGAGGGTTGAGGATTTCATTTTTCCACAGCCTACATTAAAGGTGATGGAAGTCAGTGCATCGAATGCACCTTGTGGCATATTGCGTCCGTTGGCATAGCGGTTTACACAGGCTTCGGCACGTTGAATATCCCGCACCCAGCGGGCGGCAATTTCTTCAAGGCTGTAATGGCGTTGGGTGATTTTTTGTCCGCTGGCTTCCGTTGAGCCTATGCCTACCGTGAGTACGTCTGCGGGGCATTGATAGGGCTGTTGGTAACAGCCTTCCGCATTGCCGATAAGGGCTAAACCTTGTTCGGAGGTGCGAATTTTGTCAGTGTATTGGTTGATAACCAGCATTATGACGGCTGTAACGCTACAAATCGCGAGATTTTTACCAATCTGTTTACGGATTGTGGTCATTGTTTCTTCCCTCAAGTTGTTGTTTTTTCAGTTCAAAATCTTTTTTCTTGTAGTACCAGTTAATGGCAAAGGTGGCGATCCCGATGATTATCCCCACAATGGAGGCGGCATCTGCCCAGTTAATATTGCTAAACATATCGGCAATTCGCCCCATTATGAAAGTAAACCCCGCTCCCGTGTAAGAAACTTTGGTTGTGGTGTCGTGCATTGTTAGCTCCAAAGTTGCACGCTATCTTGTGCAACGCTGATTTTGTCGGTATCTGGATCAGGTAAAATGACTTCTGTTCCTAATGGCAAAATCGGTAGGTGCATTAAGTGCGGGTTGAGTTCGCAGGTGATTTCTAATAATCCCATTGGATCGCCGAAATAACGGTATAAAATGGCATCGAGATTGTCATTTTGTTGAGCATAGACTTTCATTAAATCAACTCCACATTTATTCTTCGCACTTTTAACATATCACTGATGGCAAAGCGGGCATCGCGTCGTAATTCATCAATGCTTTCGTTGAGCAATTCGGCTTTTTTCTCGCCGTCGTTGGTGGTGTCGTAGCTGGTGTAACGCTCATAGAGATTAGCCAGTGCAAGGCAAGTTACGGCACGGCGGTAACGGTAAACCATTAGGCTTTCGCCGTTGATTTGTGGGCTGCCAATGGCATAAAAAGGCTGATCGCCGTATTGGGTTTTAAGGCTTGCCAGCTCTTGATTCACGCTTGCCATTGCTTCAATAACGGCATCTTGTAGCCGTGCGGTGGTAACCGTGCCATCTACACGGGCTTGGTGGCGAAAATCTGCCAGCGATAAATCGGGAAAAAAGCCGTCGTTGCGGATAATGTCTTCTGCATTTAGGCTGTCCACTTGGTGTTGCACGGCTGGCATTGCGTAATTGGGGGCAAGTTTGATGGAAATTGTACCGTCTGACATTGTGTTATCCTTAAAAAATGCGGGGTGGGGATTAATGAAGTGCGGTGGTAAAATTCGATGATTTTTTTGACCGCACGTTTAATCCGCCCCGCCGTGGCGTGATATGCTCGGTTGCTGTTCTTTTTTGCTTGTGCAAAAAAAGAACCAAAAAACACACCCCGACTAAATCGCTTTTCCTCTCTTAGTGGCAATTTACACGGGGATTTATTCGCTGTTTTCGCCTTCTTGAGCGGTTAAATTGAGCGTTTTGCGTAATTTTTTGATTTCCCCTTTTACGCCGATGTGTTGATTGAGGCTGAGGGCTTTTTCGAGATACGCAAGGGCTTGTTCTGGCTGACTTTCGGCAAGCAATAAGCCCAGTTCTCGCAAAAGTCTCGCTCGGCTTTCATCGGGCATATCAAGATTGGCAGTGAGCTGTTGCACTTGCTCTAAATACATCACGTCAAAAGGCTGGTTGATTGCCATTGCCGCTTTAGCTTTGTCGGCAAACTCTTCTGCTAATAGCGTGCCAAGTGTTCGGGTGAATGGCTCGGGCAGGCGTAAATCGTGGAACACGGCATAACGGGCAATTTGCAAGGCAAGGTGATATTCGTTGCAGTCAATCGCCCACACCAGCCACGTCATCAGTACGCTGTCTTGTTTGCCTGTTCCCGCAGACAATGCCCCTTCAATCCAGGGTAAAAATTCGGGCAAAATGCCTTTTTTGTATGCGGCTTTTCGCTCGTTAGATTGCAGTTCTTTGAGGTTTTTCTTGTGGCGGGCCAATAGGCGACAGCGTTTTTCATATTCGCTGTATTGGCTTAAATCCTCATTCTCCGCCGCGTGAGCTACCGCGGCGGAAACTTCCATTAAGTGGCGTTGAGCGGGCGATAATCTTTCAGCCATTATGCTTCTTTATCCTCAAAGGTGATATTTTCGATCAGTGCCGCACAGCCGTATTCTTCGATTTTGTAATCGATATTTTGCGAGAGGAAATCCTCAATACGGTTACGTCTTGGGTTGTTGATCACAAAGCGTCGCATTGAACCTTCTTGGATATATAAAGAAAGGTTATCAAGGCGGGTGATCAAGATAGACTTCGCAGGGAAGAATGGGACGCGAATGGCTTTTAAACCGCCAATTTGTTTTTGCGAAATAATCACTTGGCTGGCTAAATCTTCACTTGGTTTCAAATCGGTATTCACCATATTGAAGTATTTATCGTTGAGAATTTCGCGGCCGCAAATCACCACTAAATCCGTGTCATCCGCATAGACTTCATCAATTAAGGTGTTCACGGCGTCCATTACTAAGGCATCAATGTTTTCATAGCCATTGTCCTTGCTTTGTCCTTTACCCACTTTGATTTTGTTACCCGTGCTTGCACCGTTCATCACGTGGGCTGGCTTGTCTTCGCGTAACTGTTGCAACCAGCCTTTTTTCACGTCTTGCAATTTTGGGTTTGAGGATAAATTCGAGGTTTCGCTGCGGCTTGTGCCATTAAAGCCCATCATAATGAGGTTTAAGGCAATGGTGCGTTGGGTGAGGCTGGCTAATTTTTGTTGAAAATCGGGGTGCTTCGCCCATTGGTCGAGTTTAATCCAAGGGATATGGGTGTCAAAATTGACTTGTTCGCATTTGTAACGGCGACCAGACATTGCAGAAATATCTTTGGTTTCGCGGTCTTTGCTGTTGGTGTCGGTGGTGCTGGCAATGGCTGCGGCAACCTCTAAGCCAACAAGCTCCGCTTCCATTAGCGGATCACGCACCACATTAATCCATTGTAAAAATTGTGAGCTGAGCAACACTTTTTCCACAAGTTTTTGTTCGACGCTTGGGGTAACGGTAAATTTTTCTTTTACGTCATCGACGGTTACGCCGTTCAGCTCGGCAATGCGGGCAACATAGGCATTAAATTTCTGTTTGGTTTCGTTACGCATAAAAGTTCCTTAGCAATCCGTTAAATGTTGGTGAGTGGCTTCCCCCGCAATGCGTGGGCGTGCGGTGTAATGTTGAGCAGGTTTGCTTTCAAGTTCAGCAAATTGGGCTTTGATGTGCTGATTTTCATTCTGCACATCGGTGAGCTTGGCTTGATGTTGTTGCAAATCGCTTTCAAGTGCGGTGAGTTTTGACTGCGTTTCTTTGGTATGCTCAGCAAGTAACTCAAGGGCTTGTTGCAAATCGGCAAAGCGTTGTTCGTCGTTGCTTTCTTTTTTGGCAAATAAGGCTTTGATTTTTTCAAACACGGAAAAAGTGGGTTTTTCGTTGATGTCTTCAAACTCGAAAGCCGTTTCAATGGCTGCAGTAAATAGGTTTTCTGCTTTTTCTTTGCGGTTATTTAATGGGTTAGCTGTCGCCACGGCTGAAAATTGCAACATTTCTGTACCAAGGCTGGCTGGGTTGTCAGTCACTGCAAGCCCCACTAAATAAGCTTCACCCGTGTCAGCAAAATTGGGATCACATTCAATTGAGGTGTAGATTTTTTGGCGTTCTTTGTTGAGCTTAATTAAATCCTCAGTCGGATCAATTTGTGCAAGTAGTTGCAATTTGCCATCGGCATTTTCTTCCGTTTTTAAGCCAATCACATCACCATAGCTTTTTGAGTGCGGTTCATCATTCCAGAGATAACGGAATTTGATGTGTTCAAGATTAATTCTTGCACCGTATTTTTTTGGATCGTAGTTAGCTGCCATTTGTTCAATCCAGCTACGATTAATCGTGCGTCCATCTGTTGTTGCACCTTCTGTTGCAACGACAAACCATTTTGATTTTTTCGACATAGTTCGTCCTTTTGGTGGGGTTAGGTTCAAATTGGCAACATTCTGTAAGGTTTTATTTTTGCGGTCTATGGGTTGCGATTGTGAATACTTGCTTAACACATTCAAAGGCAAGACGGTGGGCGGTGGGGTTTCTATTATGCGGTCATTCTGAATTATTTTTTTGAAATGATGAGCGAACAAGAGCAAATAGGCTTAGCCTCGTTAGAGGTAGATAACAAACGCCAAGCAAAAGAGATGTATTTTGCAGGCTATAAAATTGCTGAAATTTCTCGCCAGTTGGGTGTGCCATCGTCCACGATTTCGAGCTGGAAAGAACGAGAGAAATGGGAGGATATGGCTTCGATCAGCCGTGTGGAACTTGGCATTGAAACCCGCTATTTATTATTACTGCGGAAAGAGGTGAAAACAGGGTCTGACTTGAAAGAGTTGGATTTTTTAATGCGTCAGATGAAAGAGGCGGCAAGGGTGAAACGCTATTCCTTTGGCGAGGGCAACGAAACGGATTTAAACCCGAAACTGAAAAACCGTTATAAAGGTGAACGTAAGAAACCTGAACAAAATGCCATTAACCAAGAACAAGAAGAATTGCTTATTAATGGCTTTTTGGAGGAGATGTTTGCTTATCAGCGGGTTTGGTTTGAGGCGAAAACGCACCGTATCCGCAATATTTTGAAAAGTCGTCAAATTGGGGCAACCTATTATTTCGCTCACGAAGCTTTGGTCGATGCCTTAACCACAGGGCATAATCAAATTTTTCTCTCTGCCAGTAAAAAGCAGGCGTTGCAGTTCCGCTCTTATATTGTGAATTATGCCAAGCAGAAAGCGAACGTGGATCTGAAAGGCGAAACCATTAAACTGCCCAACGGGGCGGAGCTGATTTTTCTTGGCACAAACTCGGCAACGGCTCAATCTTATCACGGTAATTTGTATTTTGACGAAATCTTTTGGGTGCCGAAATTCGATGTAATGCGGAAAGTGGCTTCGGGTATGGCTGCACAGAAGTTTTATCGCCAAACCTATTTTTCTACCCCCACTACCATTGCCCACCCTGCCTATGCGTTTTTTTCGGGCAAGGCGTTTAACCGCCACCGTGCTAAAAGCGAGAGAGTGGACATTGATATTTCTCACGCCAATTTGCGGGCGGGCAAGTTGTGTGGCGATCGCCAGTGGAAGCAGATTGTTACCATTTATGATGCCTTAGAAGGTGGCTGTAATCTGTTTAACATTGAAGATTTGTTAGCTGAGAACTCTAAAGAAGAATTTGAGCAACTGTTTTTGTGTCAATTTGCTGATGATAGTACCAGTGCGTTTAAGGCGGCAGATTTGCAACTTTGTCAAGTGGACAGCCTTGAGGAATGGAGCGATTTTGTGCCAAATTGGAGCCGTCCTTTTGGTAATCGTGAAGTGTGGCTAGGTTATGACCCCGCTTATACGGGCGACCGTGCGGCATTGGCAATTGTCGCCCCGCCACGCGTGGAGGGCGGCGATTATCGGGTGCTACATCATCAAACGTTCCACGGAATGGATTACGAGGCACAAGCCAAACGCATTGCCCAGTTTTGTGATGATTATAATGTTACCCGCATTGTGATTGATAAAACGGGAATGGGATCAGGTGTGTATCAAGAAGTGCTGAAGTTTTACCCAATGGCAACGGGGCTAACTTATAGCCCTGATATTAAGAACGAAATGATTTTGAAAACGCAAAACTTGATCCAAAAACGCCGTTTGAAATTTGATGGCGTGGATATTCTCACCAGCTTTATGACGATTAAAAAACGCATCACTAGCACGGGCAAAATAACTTATGTTTCAGATCGCTCGGAAGAAGCCAGCCACGGTGATATTTCGTGGGCGATTATGAATTGTATTTTAAATGTGCCTTATGGCTCGGGCGGTGATCTTGGTAGCCAACAATCCACGATTTTTACTTTTGATTAGGATAAATTATGAAAAAAACGCGTAAAAAAATGACCGCACTTAACATACTTAACAATAACCATAGCAAAACCCAAGCCTTTAGTTTTGGTGAGCCGATCCCTGTGTTAGACAGAGCGGAGATTTTGAACTATTTTGAAGCGGTGTTGATGTATGATAAATATTATCAACCGCCAATTAACCCGAGCTATTTAGCCAAAGCCTTAAATGCCTCGCCCCATCATCAAAGTGCCATCACGGTGAAAAAGAATATTTTGCTTTCCACCTGTAAAACCAGCGTACTTTTTCCCCGTACGCAATTGGAAAAGCTGGTGCAAGATTATTTGGTATTCGGCTATGCTTATGTCGAAAAAGTGGAAAATGCCTTTGGCAAGGTGATTGGATTGAAATCCCCTTTGGCAAAATATATGCGAAATGGCGTGCAAGATGGGCAATTTTTCCAAATTGTGAATGGCTATGAAGAATATGAGTTCGCCGAAGATGCCGTGTTCTGCCTGATTAATCCTGATATTAATCAGGAAATTTATGGTACGCCTGAATATCTGGCGAGCCTGCAATCAGCGTTTTTAAATGAGAGTGCCACCTTGTTTCGGCGTAAATATTATTTGAATGGTGCACACGCGGGATCCATTATTTATATGACTGACCCAACGCAAACCCGTGAGGATATTGAAGCCATCAAAAATCAAATCAAACAAACCAAAGGCACAGGTAATTTCAAGAATTTATTCATCTATGCGCCAAACGGAAAAAAAGAGGGGTTGCAAGTGATCCCGCTATCTGATGCGGTGGCGAAAGATGAGTTTATGAATATCAAAAATGCAAGCCGTGATGATGTGCTAGCCGCTCACCGCGTACCACCGCAATTAATGGGGATTATCCCAAATAACACAGGCGGTTTCGGTGATGTAGAAAAAGCCACAAAAGTGTTTTTTGTCAATGAGATCATTCCCTTGCAAGAACGGCTAAAAGAGATCAACGATTGGCTAGGGCTTGAGGTGATCCGCTTTGAGAATTACAAGCTATTAGAAAGCGAGTGAAAGCACAAATCAAGCTATTGGACAACGATTAAAAGCACAAATAAAGTGCGGTGCAATTTATCATCATTTTTTGCATAAATTGCAAGAAAACCGACAACCTGCCTAACTCTCCCGTGTTCAGCACGGGATTTTTATTGCCTATTTTTGCCTATTTATAATCAAAACCACGCCTGAAAAATCGCGGTCATATCTTCGCCACGCCCGCACAGTAAATGTAGTGATTTCAACGCAAATTGCGATCCCTGCCCAAGCCTTTTGCATAATAACGGCATTAAGATCTTTTCTTTCAGATCCTTCAACGCAAACCAACGCAACAAAACGCAAAAATTAGATCTGTTTGCTTTAATTTTAATCAATTAAACTAAGATTATTGTTTTATTCTAAAATATGTGCAAATTTGCACAGTGATAGTTATAACTAGTTAATTTCTATCAAATAGTTGTGCAGACCACTGGCACCAATCCCATCATAGACACTTTCAATTTTTATTCCCGATTTTAGGAAAATCGGTATTTTAGTTTTATAATCTCTTTTTATATCAATCCCCTAATAGGGAAAATCATTGTGAATCCTATCTATTCTTGATTTGCATAAATAAAATCTGTGATAATAATCCTGTAGTAAAAATAGTTATATATGATATTCCACTCAACATTCTATCTTATTTCTAAATTTAAATAAGCCTACTCTCGAATCATAGAGAAATAATAAAAAAGCGTGGCTGATAAATCCTTTACCAACCACGCTAATACTTACAGTTTAAAAACACGTTACTCGAATAGAAGTAACATTAATTTAAAACTAACTATTAATAAATTTCTCTCCTAACTCAATATCCGCACGTAATGTTGGGAGCATTGCTTCTAGGGCGTTTTGTTCAAAGGCACTTAGCTCGCCAACTGGGAGGATTTCTTCCACGCCCTCTTTGCCTAAGCGGACAGGTTGGGCGAAGAAGCGAGCATATTTGCCATCACCCTCAACATAGCTGCACTCCACCACAGTTTCACCACTTAAGCCTTTTACTAATGAACGAGCAAAACGGGCGGCAGCTTGTGCCATAGATAAAGTTGCTGACCCGCCACCTGCTTTGGCTTCCACCACTTCAGTCCCTGCATTTTGGATACGTTTTGTCAATGGGGCGATTTCTTCCTCTTTCCATTCCGCATATTGCACTTGCGACAATAAAGGCAAGATCGTAACGCCTGAGTGTCCACCAATCACTGGTACTGCGGTACGAGAAACATCAAGATTTTTTAACTCAGCCACAAAGGTTTCTGAGCGAAGCACATCAAGAGTAGTCACACCAAATAATTTACGCTTATCATACACCCCAGCTTTTTTCAACACTTCTGCCGCAATAGCAACAGTGGTATTCACAGGGTTGGTGATGATACCGATACAAGCTTTCGGGCAAACTTGAGCGACTTTTTCCACCAAATTACGCACGATACCCGCATTAATGTTGAACAGATCTGAGCGATCCATACCTGGTTTGCGGGCAACACCTGCGGAAATTAGCACCACATTAGCCCCTTCTAGTGCTGGCGTAGGATCTTCACCTGCAAATCCCTGTACTTTTACCGCCGTAGGAATATGGCTTACATCTGCCGCTACGCCAGGAGTTACTGGGGCAATATCATATAATGATAATTCTGAACCTGCCGGCAATTGTAGCTTTAATAACAAAGCCAAGGCTTGACCAATACCACCAGCAGCACCTAAAACAGCAACTTTCAT